ACCGAAGGCGCGGAAGCTGCCGCCTCCGATCCGACCTATGATTTCGTCGAGATCGTGCCCGAAACCGCTGCCGTCGTGTCCTACATCAGCAAGCAGGTGCGCAAGCAGAGCCCGCTGAACTACGCCGAAAAGGTGCGCGGTTCCGCCCTGATCGCCCTGCGCAAGTACGCGGCGAAGCTCATCATCACCAACGCCAAGGCGTCCGACCTCACCAAGAAGCTGACCGGTGTTGCCATCGACGAGAAGGCCCTGCGCACCCTGGCGCTGAACTACGGCGGCAACGAGGGTGTGGAGGGCAGCGCGGTGCTGGTGCTGAACAAGGCGTCCCTGATCGCGTTCGGCGACGTGCGCGGCGCCAACGAGAAGCTGGCCGTCTACGAGATCACGCCCGACGCCAGCAACCCCAACACCGGCATCATCAAGGATGGCGGCCTGTCCGTGAAGTACGTCATCGACAGCAACCTGGGCGCTGGCGAGCTGCTTTACGGCAACCTGCATTGCTTCGAGCTGGCCCTCTTCTCCGATTATGAGGTGGCCGTGTCCGAAGATCGCAACATCGAAAAGCTGATGCTGACCATCGTCGGCGACGTGGAGCTGGGCGGCACCGTCACCGTGAACGAGGGCCTCATCCTGGCGACCGGCGCGTGATAACCTGCGCGGGGCGGCACGCCCGCCGCCCCGCCTATGACAAGGAGGTGAGGGCATGGCTGCATTCGACATGCTGGAGCATGTGAAAAATGCCATGGGCCTGGCTGGCAACGAATACGTGAACGACACCGTTCAGGAGTACATCGACGAAGTGCGGGAGTACCTGCACGCCGCAGGTGTTCCGGAAACTGTGACGGGCACCAAGCAATGCAAGGGCATCATCACCCGTGGTGTTGCCGACCTGTGGAACTACGGTTCCGGCGGCGCTGCCTTGTCGCCCTATTTCCGGGAGCGCGCTGCGCAGCTCGCCCTGAAATGGCGGGTGATTGCGGATGAGTAACGTTCGGCCCGCTGCGTCCATGCAAATGACGACGGCATGCGTGCTGCTGATCCCCACCACCGGCGAGAAGGTACACGGCGTCGAAACGAAGACCTGGCCGACCGACGGTCCTGTCTTTTTCGCAAACCTGAAATCCTATGGCGGCACCGAGCGGGTATCCAACGACTTGCTGGTGATCGAGGACACCATGACCATGACGACCTGGTTCAGGCCGGACATTGCAGCAAAGTGCCGGGTGCGCATCGCGCAGACCGGCGCGGTGTATGAGATCATCAACGAGCCGGAGAATTGGGAAAACCGGTTCCAGTTTATCGTGTGCAAGCTGCGGCGGGTGAAGGGCAATGGCTAAGAAGTCGAAATTCGCCTTCAATTTCCGCGAATTCGCGGAGCTGGCGGAGCGCATCGAGCGGGCCGGGGGCAAGCTGGAAGACGTGTGCGAGGAAGCGTTGCTTGCGACGCACGACCTTATCACGCCGCAGCTGTCCGCCGGGATCGCGCGCCACGTGCAGACGGGTGAAACGCAAGGCTCCCTCGAACGGGCGCCCCGCGTGGAATGGATAACCCCGCTGAAAGCACAGGTCAACATTGGTTTCGACCTGGCAGATGGTGGCTGGCCCTCCATCTTCCTGATGTGGGGCACGCCGAAGATGAAGCCCGACACCGCGCTGAAAAACGCGGCGTTCGGCCCGAAAATCCGGCGTCAAGTCGCCGAAGTGCAGCGCGAAACCATGGAGGCCGTGCTGCGAGAGCTGACAAGGGGGTGAGCGCGTGACCGCGAAAGAGCAACTGATCGAAATTTTCGACGGGTTCGGCTATCCTTCCTGGCTGATGCACACCATGCCAGCCGATGAGGCATACCCGGACGCCTTCTTCACCTTCCTGGCCGTCGACGCGCCCTTCACGGCGCACTACGACAACGCCCCGCATGCCGTCGCCTGGGCTTTCATGGTTGGCTTCTACGCCAACAACCCAGCCCTGGTGGACAGCGTGCCGCTGGAGCTGGCCAGGCGTCTGCGGGCTGCGGGCTGGATCGCGGAAGGGCTGGGGGAGGATGTGCAATCCGATGAACCCACCCATACCGGGAAGAGAATCACCGCTTACTATGTGCAACATATCGAGGAGGTATAACAATGGCAAAAGTCTTTGAGTATCGCGGCGTCGAAGGTGTCGTGATCGCTGAAGTCACCGGCGACGACAACGAAACCGGCGGCGGCTATGTGACCAGCGCCGTCGAGCCCCTGGTGCCCGTTGCCGAAATCGGCAAGACCACCGAAAGCGGCAGCGATGCGCACTACTACGACAACCAGCCGATGATCGTCATCAACAGCGAAGGCCCCGATGAGATCACCATCACCGGCGCGGGCATGACGCTGGAGATGCTGGCGAAGATCACCGGCAAGAGCTACGACCCGACCACGGGCATGTTTGTGGACAGCCAGCGCCAGGAGCGCTATTTCGCCCTGGGCTATAAGACCAAGGACAGCGACGGCAAGTACCGCTATGTGTGGCGCCTGAAGGGCACGTTCGCCATCCCGGACGACAACCACGCCACCGAGGACGACGGCACCGACGCCAACGGCACGGAGCTGACCTTCACCGGCATCTACACCACGCACAAGTTCACCAAGGGCTGGTACAACGGCACGACCTGGGAGAAGGGCCCTGCGAAGGGCGTCGTCGTGTCCGACCGTGAAGGCCTGGCAGACCTGACCAAGTTCTTTGACTCTGTGCAGACGCCTGACTCCATCAAGGCGAAGACCTAACCAGCACCGACCCCAGCGGCGGCCCCACGCCGCCGCTGATTTTTGAAGGAGGGAAAGAAAATGGAGCTTAAGCTGAACGTATACAAGAATCAGCAGGAGATTGAAAAAACCTATACCGCCGACACCTACGACCTGCTTTTCGGCACCATCGACGACTTTGCGCATTGCCTCGACCTGCACGCGCTCACCGGCAACAAGGGCAACATCGCCGCCGCCCAGGCCGTCTATAACCTTGTGACCGGCGGCCTGGACATGCTCAAGCCGCTGCTTAAGGACATTTTCCCCGGCCTGACGGACGAAGAGCTGCGCCGGGTGAAGGCAAAGGAGCTGATCCCCGTCGCCGCTGGCCTGTGTGGCTTCACCATGGATCAACTGAACGCGCTGGTGGAATCCGGAAAAAAAATTCTGGCAGGGCAGACGATGCGCTGACCCTGCACCAATCGCTGCTGCAAATGAACTTGCAGCTATGCAAGACTTTTCCGGCGCTGACGCCCTTTGCCGTGCGCCATGAGCGGGCGGTGGAGGTGTTCGCGCTGGTGCGCCGCATCAACACGCAACCGAAAACCGCGGGCGGGCAGAAGGTGGACAAGAAGGGCCGCGTGCGCCGCCCTGCGGGGGACAACTGGTTCTAACATCAAGGAGGTGAGAGCATGGCGGAAGATATCAGGACGACGCTGCAATTCCAGGCGGATATCACCGACTTTAAGGGCGCCATGCAGGAAGCCAACCGGGCAATCAAGCTGGCAAACAGCGAGTTCGCGGCGGCATCCTCCGGCATGGATGATTGGTCGAAAAGCACGGATGGCTTGCAGGCGAAGCTGCAACAGCTTGCCACCGTGCAGGCTGCGCAGCAGCAGAAGCTGGCCGCACTCCGCGCGGAGTATGACAAGGTTGCTGCGTCCGAGGGCGGAAGCAGCCGGGCGGCGCAGGAACTGGCCATCCAGATCAACAATCAGCAGGCCGCGCTGAATAAGACCGGACAGGAAATCCGCACCTACACCGGCAAGCTCGACGAAGCGGAGCGGGCGGTCGAAGGCCTGGGCGACGCCTCGACCGAGGCCGGGAAGGATGCGGCGGCCCTCGCAGCCGATCTTGACAAGGCGGAAGCGGAAACCGTCGACCTGGCCGCTGCATCCGAAACAGCAGCAGGTGTCGTTACGGGCGCCCTGGCCGCGATTGGCGCCGCGTGTGCTGCCGTCGTGGCTGGTTTCCTGTCCATGGCCGAGAGCTCGCGCGAATATCGCACCGCGATGGGCAAGATCGCCACCGCATTCACGGACGTTGGCATGTCTGCCGATATGGGAAAGCAGCTGTACATGGATTTCTACGCCGTCCTGGGCGACCAGGACAAGGCGCTGGAAGCAATCAGCAACCTGGCCATGCTGACGCAAGATCAGCAGGCCCTCGCCGAGTGGACGACCATTGCGACCGGCGTCTATGCGAAATTCGGCGACGCGCTGCCCATCGAATCCCTGACCGAAGCGGCGAACGAAACGGCGAAAACCGGAACCCTGACCGGCGCCCTGGCAGATGCGCTGAACTGGGCGGGCGTCAGCGAAGAGGAATTCCAGGCCCGCCTGGATGCTTGCAACACGGTTGCGGAGCGCGAAGCCCTCATCCGCGAAACGCTGAACGGCCTGTATGCCGACGCGGGAAATCAGTACCGCGAGGTGAACGGGGACATCATCGCCGCGAATGAAGCCCAGGCGCGGATGACCGACGCCATGGCGCAGCTGGGCGCGAAGGCAGAGCCCATCATGACCGCCATCACGAACGGCTTTGCAGCCATTGCGGAGGCAGCGGCGTCACTCCTGGAAGGTATGGATTTGGATGCCATCACGGCAGCCATCGAAAACGCCTTTGCCTGGTTCATCAACACCGCCATTCCGGCCATCACGAACGCCATCACCTGGGTGATTGATAATTCCGGCCTGATAACCGGCCTGATAACCGCCATCGGCGCAGGCATGGCTGCCTGGAAGGTGACGTCTATTGTCACATCGGCAATAGAGGCTTTCAAGGGGCTGAAAACGGCCATTATGGCCGCCACGACTGGGCAGAAGGGGCTGAATGCTGCCATGAAAGCGAACGTCATCGGCCTTGTCGTCACGGCTGTGATGCTGCTTGTCGAGGCATTCATCTACTTGTGGAACAATTGCGAGGATTTCCGCAACTTCTTCATCAACATGTGGAAGAGAATCCAGAACTTTTTCGCAGGCATTGTGGAATGGTTCAAAAATGCTGGAAAAAACATCGCATCTTTCTTCACAAATGCATGGAAAAGCATTCAAAACGCATGGAAAAATGCGGGCAAGTGGTTTGCGGATATCCGCGACAAGATCACCGGCGCGTTTTCCAGCGTGGCATCCTGGTTTGGCAACATGTTCAGCCGGGCGTGGTCGGGCATCACGAATGCCTTCGCCAATGTGGGAAGCTTCTTCTCCGGCGTTTGGGAGAAGATCACCAGCGTGTTCTCCATCGACGGAATGCTTTCCATCGGCAAAGACCTTGTTTCTGGCCTGTGGAATGGTATCTCGAACAGCTTCACCTGGATAAAGGACAAGATCACCGGCTGGGTAGGGAATGTGATGGACTTCATCAAGGGCCTGTTCGGCATCCATTCGCCTTCGACCGTTATGCGTGACGAGGTGGGCAAGATGCTGGGCGCTGGCATGGCGGAGGGCATCGCAGACAGCCGTGCCGCCGTCAATGGAGCCGTGCAGCGATTGAGCGACGTCGCCCTGGAAGGGCTGGCTCGCCCGAACACCGCTGCACCTGCTGCTGCGGCTGGCAGGCCCATCAACTTCACGCAAAACAATTACAGCCCCAAGGCGCTGACGCGCCGCGAAATCTACCGACAGACGTACAACGCGCTGTCCTATGCGGGAGGTGTATAAACTGTGCATCATCCATTCACTTTGACGGCGGAGCGCACCGACGGCGAGCGCTTGACGCTGACGCAGCTGCACAGCGCATACACCGTCACCTACACCGGCTTCGGGCCGGTGGCGGCGGAGGTCGCCACCAGCTCCCGAGGCACGGCAGACGGCAGCAAGATCAATTCGGCCAGGCGTGGCGGGCGGAACATCGTGCTGACGGTGTACATCCACGGCAATGTGGAGCAAAACCGCATCCGGCTGTATCGCTTTTTCACGCCTGGCCACGCGGTCAAGCTGTATTATCGCAACGGCAGCCGCGACGTGTACACCGAGGGCGTGGTGGAGGCCTCCCCGAACGATCAGTTTACCGCCGTTCAGACGGTGCAAATCTCCATCATGTGCGAATCCCCATACTGGGCAGGCGCGCAGGAGATCGTCCAGGACATTTCCAACGTGGTGAATGCGTTCCGCTTCCCGTTTGCCATTCCGGCTGCGGGTGTGCCCTTTTCCTCCATCGTGTCCTATGACTACGTGAATATGTACAACGGAGGCGATGAGCCGTCCGGTTTCGTGGTGACGATCTTCGCCCGCGAGGATGTGACGGCGCCCGTCATCTACAACGCCATCACGAATGAGGCGCTGCGCGTGACCGGCGTGCTGGAGAAAGGGCACACGCTGACCATCAACACCAACACCGGCAGCAAGCGCGTCACCATCACCGACCCGGCAGGCATCGTGACAAACGCCATCCACCGCAAGCAGGCGACCAGCACGTGGCTGCAATTGGGCATCGGGGATAACTACCTTGCATATGCCGCTGA